GAACCACTGATGGGACGTCTCTTCAAGCTCACCGAGCGAGAAGACCTTAACGGCCTCGGCTAGCCAGGCGGTGAGAATGCGGTCCAGAACAACGGCCTCGCAGTGCCCCTGTTCCACGCGAATGGACTTGTAGTAGGTCTGATGATCCAGCCGCCCCGAGGCGTAGTTGTAGCCCGAGGAATTGCAGGCCGCGATGTTGTATGGCATGTTCAGGCAGCGGGCGATCTCGTTAAGGATTTCCCGCTTGAACATCTCGTAGGTGGTCGCGGGCTGTTCTGCCTTGATCTGCGACGGCTCCCAACCCTCGGGCGTGAAGACGGCCATGTTGGGCGAGAACTCCATCTCCGTCATGGGCTCGACTTCGGCCGCTTCGCCGCCGGCCGGAGTGTTGGTCTTCATCAGCACCGCGATATTGGCGGCGCTCTCTGCGGCAGCGATAACGGCCAACGTGTACCTGCGGAGCTGCGCAAACAGCGGCAGCGCAGGCATGATGTCGGGCAGGCCCCTCCGCTGGCCGGGCCGATCGGATCGGAACCAGTGGATCACGCTGTCAGCAGCCAGGCGGTCAAAGTCCAACGCAGCGCCGCCGGCGCCGCTGCCGGGATGGGCCTTCAGGAGGTGGTATTCCTTCGGATTGCCGAAGGAATCGAACACGATGCCGTCTGTGTCGGAGCCATGCCCGAGCTTCGCGGACGGAGTGGCAACTTGATCGGCTTCGATCAATCGCAGGTCCAGCTTGACAGGCGAATCGAGGTCGCCGTTGGAAAAGAGAACGGCGAAGGCCTCGCCATCCTGAGCGCGCGACATTCGCATCGTGCGTAGCTTGCCGGCCAGATCGATGGCTTTCGCCCAGGCCATGAACTCGCGTTCGATGGTCTGGTTGATCTCGCCGGTGTCGGTAAGCATCTGAAGTCGCGGCCCCGTGCCGATCACGTCATTGGCCAGCGTCAGGACGATGCCCCTGGCATAGCTGTTGTTGGCGACTTCGTAGCGGCTGCGGTTGCGAAGCGTGCGGCGGACTTCCGCCGTGGCGGCCGCGTTGGCGGAAAGCCCGTCGGCGTTCGACCAGTGCTTGCGGTTGTCGGGCGTCGTTTGGGCGGAATCGAACTTGGCGCGAACGACCAGCGTCCGGGCGACTACGCCCGTCTGCTTCGACCGCCTTGTGAATGGCCACCAGCCCATGTGCTACACCGTTCCGGGAGGTACGATCTTCACGCGAGTGAATGCCTTGGCCGGATTCCGCGTCGCCCGCTTGCTCGCGAGGTACTTGTCCGCGGCGATCTGATCCGGCAGCGAGTGCTGCTGGACGTTGACGCCATCAGCCGAGGCCTGGCGAGGCCCCTTTGCGTTGGTCTCAATCGCGCTATCGAGTTCGTCCGCCATCTTTCACCAATCGCGGGAGCCGGATTCGAACCGGCGACCTGCTGGTTATGAGCCAGCCGAGCTGCCGCTGCTCCATCCCGCTAACTGACAACCATCGCACGCGAGCAAAAAGAAAACGGCCTCGCAGAGTCGTGGCTCCACGAAGCCGTCGTATCTTTTCGCTGCGCCCCGGGGATCAGCCGGTGCGTCGCGCGTCCTGATTGTCTTGCCCGAAACTACCGTCGCGTCATGCGCGGACCCAAGCCGAATCCGGCAGCCGCGGCGGAATGTTACGCATATAGACCTGCGCGCCCAAGTCACTCACGCGCCGGCGTGTTCCCAGGTGGTCATCCGCCTGCCGCAATGTCTGCACTCCCGCCTGCGGACAAGCCGGCCGCCCGAAACCGGCCTTGTGTAGATGACCCGGAAGTGCTTGCAGCCGCAGTGACGGCATTCAATGCCGCGCTTGCTGTCAGCGGGGTTCCATTTCTTGCGCTCGGTAGTTTCGACCATCACCATTTTCTCCTGAGGTCGTCCTGTGTATATCGCTTGCGCTCACGAATAGGCATGGCGTCGCTGGTTGTTCTGACTCCGCACATGCTGGCGGCGGCCGCACAGCCGACGAGACAGTCGAACCAGTGATTGTCGGGCCGGGTGGGTAGCGGCGACCATTCCCGCAATGTGCCGTACGGTCCGGTCACTTCAACCCAACGCTCAGAGCGGGCGATGTGCTCGGCCAGCAGGCCGTGATCGGTCTTGGCCGTGCCGTAAATGCCGATGCAGCCTCGGTCGGCCGGCGCTGCCGCCAGGCCGTCATGCACGAAGCTCTTCCAGAAGTTCGTGTCGATCAGGACGTGCTGGAACTGCGCGGTCTTTCGCACGTTGGGCATGTACCAGTGATCGCCGATGGTCTCGCCCGGCCGTTTGGTGTAGGCGGCGAAGGGTCGGCGGGTGGCGCGGATGCCGACGCCCTTTGAGAGCATCATTACGCTTCCGCCGCAGCGCCGCTTCACGTCGGCGACGATGCCCGGCTTGTACCCGCTGTCGACCAGCAGCCGGTCGAGGCGCATCAGGGCGCCGCCGCGAGACCACTCACTGGCCAGATACTCCGTGACCAGCTTCTCCAGCCCGGCGTGAATCGCGCCCTCAACGCCGTGGCCGGAGAACATCGCTGAGAGGGTGTTCGAGGCGTCGTTCTTCGTAAAAAAGGATCGGTTCTGCTTCGGCAGCGTGCCGTATTCGACGATGTGCCCGCCGAAATCCTCGCCCCAGCCGCAGACCATGAAGTAGAGCAGCGGGTCGTGGATGTCGATGAACATGGTCAGCTTCGTGCAGGCGGCGGGGACTTCGCCGCGCTTGTGACCGCTGACCTTCGCGAGCACCTGATCGACCGTGAGGGCGCTGTCGGCGGTCTGGACCAGCGTGGGCTCGTTCTGGTATTCGGTGGCGAATCCGTCGGGGCCGGTCTTCAAGCGCAGATTGAACGCGTGCTGGATGGCGGAGACTTCACCGGCCTTGGCGTCGAAGCGATCCGGCCAACCCACCGACGCCCCGCGATCCATTGGCCCACGATTGGCGATGTAGAAGGCCGTGGCGGCATCCCTGCCCTTGGTGCGGCGGATTTCGGCGTACTTGTCCCACAGTGTCTGCTCGGCAGGCCAGGCGTAGACGAGCTTGGTGCGCTCGCTGCCCCATTCAGGGGATTTCTCGCGATCCAGCAGCGTGTCGGCCAGGTCACCCTCATACATCACCGTGCAGGTCAGCAGCGCCGATATGCTCTCCCCGGGCCCGGCCAGGCCCATCACGTCGCCATGCACGAGATTCAGACGCTTTCGCGTCTGGTCGGCCGACATGGCCGACTCGCGTGTCTGCGGATCGTCCAGGAGGACCAGCGATGGCCGGATGATGGAGCGATCCGGCCGGGTGTGCTGCTGGCCGCGCAGGTTGCTGTCCAAGCTGGTGGTCGTGATGATGCTGCCGGCCGACGGCGAGAACTCAATACCGTCGTCGCGCAGGGCCTTTGGCAAGTGTTCTCCCTCAATCGACGGGAACACCATCTTGTCCTGGCCCCAGTGGACGTGCGTGAGCCTGCCTGAGATGTGCTGCTGAAGCTGACGTTTGGAGGAATTCTCCAAACATCTCAGCGGATAGATCGCCTCGGGGAAGTCATCCAACAGCAGCGGCTCTTCCAGGATGAACGTGCGGATGGGCCGCAGCAGTTCGCGGGCGTTGTCCTGGCTGCCGGCGATCATGCAGATGAACGGACGGTATCCATAGAGGATAGCCCACAGCGCGGCGCACCTGGCCAATGCCGTCTTGCCGCTGCCCCTGGGCATGGCGAAGGCGAACAGACCGCCCTCGCGGACGGCCCGCTCGATCTTTTCGATCACGCGGAGGTGGTCCTGCGACCACGGCCGCCAGAACGCCCCGGGGAAATACGTCGTGCAGAACAGGCGGAACGATTCGCCCGCCGCCTTGCGGCGCTCGTAGTCGGATATCTCCGGGACGGGGAAGATGTCCTGCGCCGCCTTCGTCGCGGCGCGGTTACGCTGGGCCTGCTTCTTCTTGGCCTCAAAGTAGTCGGCCTTGGGCGCGGGGGGCTTTTCGACCTCCTGGACCAGCCAGCGGACGTACCGCACGAGATGAACGTGCGTGCCGTCGCCGAACTTCAGCGCCCCGGCGTCCATCTGCCTGCGCAGCCGCCCGCGCGTCAGCACGGTGCCCAACGGGGTGGCGTTTACGATCTGGAGCAGCTCGCTCTGCGTCAGCCTGGTCAGGTCAATCGCCACGTCCGTGCTCCAACCCCGCGCCGGCCAGCAGTTCGTCAACCACGGCTCTCAGCATCGCCCCGACCTTCAGACCGTGTTTCCGGGCCAGCATGGCC